CACACCGCCAACATATAGCCACATTTATAATCTAAAGACTGTTCAGATGTCTAATGACAAAGGAACATGGTTTGGATGGGATGTATCTAAAGTTGGTCCAATTACAGATCAAGGTGTTTATCAAATTGCTAAAAACTTTGCGGAAAAAAATAGCAAAGGTTTAGTAAAAGTTAAACACGGTGAAGAAGAAATTAAAAAAGCTTCATTAAATTTGTAGAACTTCCTATTGGAAGTAAGGGCCAGTGGAGACCGAGAGGCGAAGCTGGCCTTTAATACAGGTATGAATAAAATATGAATACAAAAAAAGGTCCAGAAAGTTATGAAGAATGGATAGATTTAGATAGAATCATAATTCCGTGTTCCAAAGGCTTACCGGTAGTGAAAGCATGGAGCGAATCGTCTTTTAAAATAACTAAAGAAGATTGGAAAAATAAATACCTACATAACGAAATAGCATTAAGACTAGATCAAGATATTGATTTTGACATTGATAATGAATTAGTAAAAAGGTTTGTAGGTTCTTATGTTAAATCTTGTGGGGCAATATCCGGTAGACCAACAAATCCCACTAGTCATTATTGGTGGAGGGGCGAATTAGCTAATAAAAAATTTACTTTACCAAAAGAATTTGAAGAATTTTATACTAAATACCCACATGGTGCAACACTTTGTGAAATTAGAAGTGGCAGCGGCCAATACACAATAGTTCCAGGATCGTTACACAGCAAGAATCATGAATATGTTGAATGGGAAAAATACGAAGACATACAAAAGTACCCAGGCAACTTAAATATGGATTTAAGAAAAATAGCTTTATCGACAGCATTATGTATTCTTTATGCTCCTAAAGGTGACAGGGACGAATATTGTGCAGCGATTGCCGGAGTATTATTAAAAAAAGCAAAATGGAAAGCGGATGACGTTGATGCATTTGTTTATAATATAGCCCGTGCCGCTAATGACGATGAAGCTGAAAAAAGAACATCAAAAGGAACTTCTGGAGAGGAAGCACAAAGGAACTTTGGAATACCCACAATTGCTAAACTTCTTGGGTGCAGCCAAAAAGGTGTTTCCGAAATATTTAGTTGGATTGGAGTAGATCATGCAACTATAGAAGCCACTGGTGCAATTGGAGATATTATTGATTATGGGCAAGACAGATACTTAATTAAAGTGACCGGTCGTTTAGAAGATAAAATAATAACAACAGAAATTAGAATAGATGGACCAACTTTAAGAAATCAAAAATTATTTTATGATGCAGTTATGAGCCAAGCAGGAGTATGGATTCCGAACATGATACCTAAAGACTACGAAGATATTATGAGAAAAAAATATGAAAGCAGAATCAAATCAAAAGAATACGAAGACGAAGCCAGTGAAGACCTTATATTTAAAAAACGTTTTCTACAATATATAAAGCTTAAAGGACTTGATTATGAGCAAAAAAATTTAGTAGAGTACAACAGTCCCTATGCAAACAAGCAAGATGGTTCTATAGAATTTAATTTAACTGATTTTGAGGATTATTTAGAAGAGAAAAGAATAAAAATGAAACGAGTAGACCTTGTTTTAAATGTGCAAAAAATATTAAAGGCTAAAAAAATAAAAGGAAAAGTTAATATGGGAACAAAGGAAAAGAAAGATTATAAATCATGTGTCTCGTGGAGAATTAAAGATTTTACTATAGACAACAAGGATCTTATTATAGAAGGAGTGGTTGAAGAATCACCAAAAGGAATAACCGATGGAAGCTAGATTTGTTGTTGGACCTCCTGGAACAGGAAAAACTCATATATTTTTAGTAGAAAAATATGAAGAAGGTTTTTCTAAATATAACCCTGAAGAAATAATTTTATTATCTCATACCAATGTGGCTGTTGAGCAGATTTTAGATGCCATCATGGAATTAAAACAAGTAAAAGAAAAAGGATATAGAAGAAAATTCTTTAAAGATCGTATATGTACTATCCATCATTATTGTAGACATAAGCTTATAAGAAGAGAGTTATTCTCTGAAGACGATTTTAAAAATTTACGTGAAGAGCATAGAGAATTTCGTGTAACTAAAGTAACAAATTCTGAAAAACATCCAGCTCTTAAGTTTATAAAAGACGCAAGAGGACATGAAAGGACTTTAGAAGAGCACTGGAACCACAAAAATACTGATAATAGTGAATACTCTCCTTATAACATTAATAATATAAAAAAAATAAAAAAACTTTACGAAGATTATAAAAATAAGAATAGGGTCCACGACTATGCAGATATGATCGACGAGTTTAATTCTTTAAGTAAAGAATCTACCGTTGAAATGTTAATTGTGGACGAGGCTCAAGATGCTAATATTCCTCAGCTTACGGCTATTAAAAAAATAGCCAAAAACGTTAGAGATAACCATTTTTATTTAGTGGGAGATCCTGACCAAACAATATATGAGTATGCCGGATCGGACGCAGATTATTTTCACAAAGCTGCCGCTAAACCTTTTCTCGAATTAAAAAAAGGACTTAGATGTGGTAAAGCCATTAACGAATTTTGTAAAACTATTATAAGCCCCGTGTGGAAACACTATGGTTATGAAAGAACATGGTTACCAAAAGAAGGAGTGGAAGGAAAGATATATTCTTTATCAAATTTTAATCCTTCAAAAAATTTGGATATTCTTATGGACAAAATGAGAAATACTAAACAACGTTTTTTATTTTCTTTTAGAGGAACGCCTAGCCACAAACTTGTGACTAAATTTTTAGAACATCATGGTTTTGAGTACGCCCATGTGGACAATACTGCTCATGTTTCAAAAAAAGAATTACGCTCTCATTTTGAATGGCCTAAATTTATAGATGGGGAGTCCAAAAGTTTAGTTCAAATTAAAAATTTTCATTATTATTTAGGAAGCAAAGCTGTTGTAAGAGGTAGAGGGGAAGAAAAATTTGAAGGCTGGATTAAAAAAGATTACAGCTATAATGAATTAATAAATAGTAAATTGTTTTTACCTGACCTAAACAAAAATTTTGATCTTTTAAGAAAGCAACATAAAGGAATTGAAAAAAAAGAACATGTAGCCCGAATGATATATATAAAAAAAGTTTTAGTAAACGGTTTTGATTTTGATGGAGACATTAGAATTAAATATGGAAATATCCATAAAGTAAAAGGAACAACCTTTGATAATGTGGTTGGAGATTTAACATTATACAGAGGAAAACCAGAGCCCAGGTATGTACAGCTTCGATTAAAATACACAATGTTTAGTCGAGGAATAAATGATGCGTGGGTTTTAAAATCACAAACAGGAAAGGAACTAGGAAACTATGGACCTGCAGTGGAGTTAAAAAATGACGGAAGCTAAAATGGATTTAATAACGGTAACACTATTCACAGCGTTGTGGGTATATTTACATTTAGGAGTATAAATGAAAGGAGAAAAAATGAGTGCGTACGATAAACAAGTAGGAGGATCTCACTACAAGAAAATGAAGATTCAACCAAGTAAGTTTGTAATTGAGAACGAATTGCTTTTTCCAGAAGGTAATGTTATTAAATATATCTGTAGACACAGATACAAAAATGGAAAGGAAGATTTAGAAAAAGCTGTTCACTTTATTGAAATGATAATTGAAAGAGATTACAAATTAATACCAATGACAGAAGAAGAGGAATACCAAAACGCTGGTATTACTAAGGAAGAAGCGGAAACCTCAAGTAAGGAATGGATTAAAGGTTATAAAGAATGGAAGAAAGGATGTCCTCATAACTAATGCAAACACCTTTATTTAGACCACAAACAGAATGGGTACACCCCAATACATTTCCCGACTTATCCAAGCACAAAGAAATTTCAATAGATTTAGAAACAAAAGATCCAAATCTAATTAAAATGGGACCAGGAACTTTTAGAAAAGATGGAGAAGTGGTTGGAATAGCCGTCGCCGTTTCTACTTGGTCTGGTTATTATCCAATCGCTCACGAAGGTGGAGGAAACATGGAGCGAAAAAAAGTTTTAAATTGGTTTGCTGATGTCCTTAAAACTGATGCTATTAAAATATTTCACAACGCCATGTATGATGTTTGTTGGATTCAAAGTTTAGGTTTAAAGATAAGTGGAACGATTGTTGACACCATGATTGCAACTTCTTTAGTTGATGAAAATAGATTTAGATATGATCTTAACTCTGTTGCTAAAGAGTTTACTGGAATAGGTAAAAATGAAGCTGCTCTACAAGAAGCTGCTGCATCCTGGGGAATAGATCCCAAAGCAGAAATGTACAAACTTCCGGCACTATACGTCGGAGAGTATGCTGAAAAAGATGCTGAGATCACTTTAGCGTTGTGGCAAGAACTTAAAAAAGAAATACTAGAGCAAGACCTGCAAGCTATTTTTGATCTAGAGACTGAATTATTTCCTTGCTTAGTGAAAATGAAATCAAGAGGAGTAAAAGTAGATTTAGATCATGCGGAGCATGTATCAAAACAACTTGAAAAACAAGAAGCAAAATTTAAAAAAGCCATACACGACGATGTGGGTTTTGTTCCGGATTTATGGGCAGCAAGAAGTATAGCAAAAGTTTTTGATCAATTAAAATTAGAATACCCAAAAACAGAAAAAACCAAAGCACCTTCTTTCAAGAAAAATTTTTTAAAAAATCATGAAGAATACACAATTAATTTAATCAATTCTGCAAGAGAAGCTAACAAATCTAGAACTACTTTTATTGAGACTATTTATAGATATGTTGTTAATGGTCGAATTCATGCAGACATAAACCAATTAAGATCAGAGTTTGGTGGTACGGTAACAGGAAGATTTTCTTATACTCATCCCAACTTACAGCAGATTCCTAGGTCCGGAAATGCTATGGGGAATGCATTAAGAGCCATTTTTGTTCCTGATGAAAAAAATCATAAGTGGGGTTGTTTTGATTATTCTCAACAAGAGCCAAGATTAGTTGTACACTATGCTGAGCTACAAGGACTACCTGGTGCAAATATATTTGTGGACGCGTATAACGATGATAAAAATATGGACTTTCACAAAATAGTTGCGGACCTA